TCTAGGCCATGATCGCAACGCGCTGGCCTTGCTTCCAATAAGGAAGTAATAATACCAGTGTCACCGAACGAAAGAGGGACTCTTGCCTTCCTCCACATACGTGGAGTAAGAGAAAAGAGCCACCTCCAAACGTCTCGGAAGCGACCATCGGAGCCGATACGATTTGTAATTCGATATGCATATTCACGTATCTTGTTACATATCTGCACGGCGTAAGGGATCTTTTCCTTACTTCCTTTTAAGTAAAAAGGGCGAACGTTATGCCCTTTGAACCAATCGGATCCGCATGATTCGTAAAAGTTTCCTGCCAAGAAGCTTTTACTTTTGTTCACGTTAAAGCCTAAGAACTTTAACGTCTCGATGACTGGTGTAGCATACTGCACAGGGACAATTATATCGTCTCCGTACACTGCCATTTCCAGTCGTTCCTCAAAGGGTATTATGGCACAACAGACAGCATAGAAGAGTAAACTCTCTAGCTCGAATGTAAAACCATTGCCCATTGAAGAAAACTTTTCCAATTCATGCCATTCGTTATCTATACGAACGGAATGAGATCGGGCTAGGCTAAGAAGGTCAACCCAGTCCTCGGGAAAGTATTGAAGGACAGTATAGTAAGATAGGGAATCGCTCGCCATACTCATGTCAATCGTCGCTAGACGACGACTATGAGCTAACGAAGCTAAATACCTATTTCTCTCTTGCTGTCGCGACAAATCGAGCCCAGACTTCCTCAGCCTCTCGCGGATATAGGCACCGATCCCTTTCTGAACAAACATGTTCAAAGTGGGCTCAGCACATATACCACGATCGGTTTTGGCGGTCTTCGGAACGGTAGTAAATTTGTTACCATCTACGACTTCTTTCGTTTGTGAGTTGGCGCAATGCCATAGCTCACCCACGATCGATTTGTAAAATGGAACAAGTTCGACGGTCATACTGACTGTTTTTCTGAACTTGTCCGATGGCACCAAACCACGACCACGCAATGAATATGTTGCTCCGGGTCCATGCATAAAACGGCTTTGAATTTCTTCTAAAGCCTTTCTATTACACGGTCCTAGAATGCGCGATATCTGCTTCCTGATCTCACGACCATAGAAGCATTCTTCGCTCCTCACCCTTGAATTGGTGAAGAAACATAGGAGTTCGCTATCCCAAAAACTGGAAATAGCCTCCTCTCTGCGATCAGAGTCAATGGGCAGGTTGGGACTCTTCCGTAATACCTCTGTCACTAAGTAGTCGTCAGCGAAATTGCTGGTAGACACATAGTCGTCGGGGTTACATCTGAGAGCCAAATACTGCTCAAATTCTCCGTTCTGGAGAAGCAAGTAGACACACAAAGAACGTGGAGTATCTACTGCCTCACAGAGTTTCATTGTTGTTTGTACCTCGAGGCTGAAAGCCTCAGGCATGTCTGTAACGAGATTACTCGACATAGCTTACCTCCAATGTGGGACATACTATACGTTAAGAACGTTTTCGTATATCCTGTTCCAACTCAATCTTCAACGCTTTGTACATGGGCCAGATTTGGCTCAGTACTTGGAAGATCGCAATGATCTTCTTGAGCGTGACCTTCATTAGAGGGCCGGCTCAAGATCTTCTACGTATGCTACAACTGTAGCATGCGCTAAAGCACTCTGAGCGAGTGCCAGAAGATCCTCGCGATGAAGCAAGGTGTCCGTTTCGTGCATGATGAACTCAATGTTCACGCGATCAGTACAGTAGACAGTGGTAACACCATCTACGGTCTGCTCGCGAGGGACTTCGAGTGCAATCAGCACACGGTTGGTAGGTCTGCCAGACGAGCTCTCGGACAGCGAAGCTTTAAGCACTTTACTGCCCGCGGAGGTGGTCGAATCTCGATCAACCCAGCGAGCTAGCTTATCGCTTGCCTGTACAGGAACAAACGTATGGTTGGCTGGTACACTATCGGCCAGCACTATGTTGGCAATGGTTGTCATTGCATTTTACTCCTTGCATCAAGCAACGGACGCCGTTAGTTTGGCGGCGAAGTCATGATGTGTGGTGGTTAAGAGGAACGCCCTCTCTTGCGACCGGAATACTTCCGGCAAGGTTGGTTTACCCCAATCAGAAGCGAAACAGCTCGATATACCTTATGGTACGTCGCACTGGGCTTCCATTTAGGGACGGGTGGAGCAGGCAATGAGGATACTAAATTTCGTACGTGATGTTTTTCCACGTACTTGCCAGGACTCGAGTCTTCAAGCCAAACACCAGCTTGATTCTTTTGTCTGACCTTATAGTATCCAAATATATGCTTCTTCGTAGTTCTCGTGCCACTAACAAAGGCTATATTTTTCAATGTATCCAGGTCTTCAAGCCATTGGCCAATTGGGATTCCCCAATCGACCACGAATGAGAATGGGATTAACTCCCACGCCCATTGCACAGGGTTGCCGATTACTATCTCGACATCCCCGAGCGTTTGAAGCCCGATTAACATCTTTACCCTATCAGTAGCAGTAAATCGCTGAGTATAAATTGAGTCGGTTGATAAGTTAGTAGGTGTACTTCGTAAATCCCTAGTATTGCTATTTCGGGATTGACTAGTATACCGATAAACTAACGGAAGACCTAATCTCAATTGAAGAGCTTCGGTAGCTGAGAAAAGATCCTCAGCCAATGGTTTTATACCAAAAGAATATGCTAACTCTGCAGCAACCACAGAGCAGGGTGTTAAAGGTTTTCTAAACTTTAACTTCTTGGTGTCTTTATAAGTACGCC